CACAAAAGTATCGTTCGATCGCTAAGTCACTCCCGTGGACTTCTGAACTCATATTTGTACTGATGAAACCTAATCAGAAAGTTAGCAAAAATACTAAGAATACTATGGCACAATGGTGTGACAAGAACAGTATTCTGTGGTATAATATAGATACACTAAAGGAGTTAGTCGATTATGTCACTGACACTAGACGAAATTAAGGAGAGACTGTTGCAACACTACGATCCTGATGACCTACTAGAGGCACTACAGATTTCATCCGAGGAGATTCTAGACCGATTTGAAGACAAACTACTACGTAAGCTGGATCAGTTTACAGAGGAGTTAGAAGAGGAAGTCTACGATGCGTAACGAATGGACTTACTACACAAACTGCGAGATCCGTAGGCAGGTGTGTGAGGAGTCTGGAGTACCTCTTGAGGAGTGTACAAAGAAATTTAAGGAGTGTAAAGAAATGTCCATAGATGAAGCTACGCCCTCTGAGTGGGACAGAGTAACAAAGAATATTCATGACCCAGTAGCACAACCAGATCACTACAACAAGGGAGCCATAGAAGCAATTGAAGCTATCAAGGCATCTATGCACCCTCAGGAGTACAAGGGCTACCTCAAGGGTAACTGCTTGAAGTACCTGTGGCGCTACGAGTACAAGAACGGGGTAGAGGACTTGCGTAAGGCTCG